TGCCGATAGTGACGCATAATTAATATACTTACGACGGTCGAATGTATCTCCAAGATCAAACACAGTTGTGATACCATGTTCATCAATATATGGAAAGAATACTTCTTCGAAAAACTTTCTTTGGACTTCGTGGAATACTTTGCTATCTCCACGGACACCGATGTGAATATCGGTAACGATCGCGATCTTCATATTACTCCTGGGTGGCAGCTTGTTCTTGTGCGGCTTTTGCGTTGTCTATCGCTGCTTGCGCATTTGCCATATAAGCTGTCAATTGGTTTCTTTGTTTTGAGATCTTGCCTTTCTTAGTAAGTGCTCGATCCCATTTGAGTCGTGATACTTTATCTTTGAATACAACTCCAAACATATGATCATATTCATGTAGGAAACATCTTGCGGTATAACCTTCAAATCTACCTTCTTGTGGTTTTCCTTCTTCATCGTACCACTTAGCTTCAACCATATTAGGTCTTGGCATTTTAACGAACATGTCTGGATAACTTAAACAGCCTTCGACATCGAGTTCGGTTTCTTCAGAGACAGAAAGAACTTCAGGATTCACGAACATCATACAGTTCTCCTTGCTTTCTCCAATAATAAACAATTTATAGTCAATACCAACTTGTCCTGCAGATAGCCCTAAACCTCTTTGAGAGACCATAAGCTCTACCATTTGATCTTTAGTTTCCTTTAGATCAATTTGTGGATTGTCAATATTAATATCATTCAACTCTTTACTTAGAATTGGATCTGATGCTTTCACTAGTTTCATAATTTACCTTCCTGTCGCATTTGTTCACGAATCTTTGTTGAAGAAATAACATGTACATCTTCACCTAGATCGTGTTCTGTAAACGTATAACCTACTCTACGTCCATAAGAGACGTCGACGATATTAGGAACGGCCATAATCCAATACTCCCTGCCTTCGACATATCCTGCCTTTGACAATTCTGCATTGATAATACCTATTGCTTCTAATTCTCCAAAAGGATTATCAGAATGATTTCCGTCTATACCATAAACTTCTCGAACCATTATAACAACTTGTCCTGTCAATGTCAAGGACTTTGTGAATAATTTTGTGTGGCCTTCATGCCATGGTTGAAATCTACCCAACATCTGAACAGAAGGCTTCTTGAAGTCAAACTGATTATCTAAATCGTAAGGATCATTCATAACCGACCTACTGTTCTTGTTTTGCTTGTTTTTCTTTGTTCTTTTCTTTTGCTAATTTGTTTTTGTTCTCGAAGTCATCAATGAAGTCGTTGATATAATCAGGAAGGATATTGCCTGTGACAACTTCTCCTGCTGAATCAAATACCTCGTTATCTAACATTTGTCTTTGAGATGCTTTGAATTTAATATACATCTGCTTCTTCTCTTTAGAGATTCTGCGGAGGAATGCATACCAAATGATTTGAGTGAAATAGGCAAATGGATTTTGAGATTTCTCTGGATTAAAGTTATGTATATATTGTAGACAATTCTCAATACCATCTGAGATCATTTCTTCCTTATACATATAACCACTAAAGTTTGGACGTGTTGCCAATCTTTGAGCAATCATCATAATACACTTACCGATATAATCGGGGACTTGTGGTTTCTTTTCACCACCTTCTTCTGCCTCTGCTACACTTTCCCTGTAGGCAATCAGCGCTGCAAGCAGATCTTTGTTGTTTACGTAGTTTCTTTTCTTTGCCATAACGAATAGACTCCTGTTTTAAATAATATAGTAATTATATCACAATTACTTCTTGATGTCAATGGTTTATCACTAGTATTGAATTTATTTTCACAAATATGAAAAAAACTATTGACATTTGGTTTAACTCCTTGTATAATAAGTATATGCTGCTTAAAACAATAATAGTTTAAATATCAACAGTAAATATCTTGAACGGAAATTCTTCCGTTGAGTAGATCTCGATTCTAGATTTAAAATGTTTTAATGTATAGTTTTCATAACTACCAACAGAGAGATCATCAGCAATATCATACAAGACTGCTTTCTGGGAGTCTTCAGCTTTACGTAAACTTCGACCAATTGATTGTAATACTTTAATCTCAGATTTACTCGAAGAAGCAAAGATTACATTATCAAGTCGTTTAATATTAACACCAGTACTAAAGACTCCATAGGATGCGAGTATATCATGTTTCTTATCAGGGTCGTTCTCAACCAAATGTCGAATGCGTTCACGTTCTTCTCCTTTTGTTGCGCCGTAAATAAAATGTAGTTCACGTCCTTCTTTATGAAGCATAGGTTCAAGTATCTTACCGTGTTTCTCTACAAGATCAAACAATATTAAATTATTCTGTCCTTTTAAAGAATGTACAAGATTCTTAATAAAATTGTTTCTACCTGTATGATTCACTATGAATTCACGTTCAGCAGGCCACTTCTTAACAGATTCCTTTACCTGTCCCATTGCCTTTTTAAACGCAGCCTTCGCTTCATTACTATGATTCAATACAATCGCTTTAACTTCAAAGTCAGCAACCGTACCTTCATCCATGAGTTTCTTTGTAGATACTATTCGCTTTACTTCTCCAAAACAACCTTCGAGTACTAACCTATGAGTTTTACTTTCTGCTGATTTGAGAGTACCTGTAAACCCATGACGATACTCACAGTGTTCAAGTTTATGCATAATAGTCGTTAATGACTTTGCTTGGAAGGTATGAGCTTCATCACCCATTACACAACCAAATTGACCAAACCAATCCTTATCTTGTTTGACTAAAGATTGCCATGTAGAAATTACGATTGGCGCTTTCGTATTCTTATCTACACCACCTTGTATTTTATATATGTCATTTTCATCACAACCGTAATCAACGAAGTCACCAGCCATCTGATGTACTAATGAAATGGTTGGAACAATAATAAGTGTTCTTAATCCAAGACCTTGATAATAATGTTGCTGAATCAAATAAATGATTAAAGACTTACCAGAAGATGTCGGTGATAGAGATAAAGATCTACGGTTACGCAGAGCGTTAGCGATATATTCGATTTGGTAGTCTCGTGGTTTAAACTTGCAGTTAATCTCTTCCGCCAATTCCTCAATATATCCATCTTCTATATTCTCCGGTTCTCCAATTTCTTTAGGTGCTTCTAAAATATAATCTCGTTGTTCACAAAACTTCTTTAGGTGTGGAAATAGACCAACATATAATACAGGACGCATTGGTTGAAATAATCGTATAGTCCCATCCCATACCCTTGCTTTGTATTTAGGACTGAACTGATAACCTTCTGGTTTAAAAGCAAAGAACTCTGATAGTTCAACCTTTAAACCTGCGTCTGCTTTGATTCGCATATAGACCGAATCAATATATTCTATTTCTATCTTATCACTCATAATTGCTCTTTAAGCCAAGTGGCCTCTTCTTTTCCAACCCTGAACGCAAATCCTACAGATTGAAACATACCTTTTGGTACTTGTCTCCATAGATCTTCAGGTTCCTTTGAATAGTTTTCTTTAGACGTTGCTAATACACAACAGTCGCGTTTTAAAAAGAAATCCCAAAATTCAGTATATGCCCAAGTCTTTGAGAATAGGATCTCTGCTGTTTCTTTTCTTGAATAGATATGTGAACGATTGATTTTCTTTGGTCTTTTAAATTCATTCTCTTGTATACGAATCGCAGCTGCTTCAGTAATACCAATCACCGGCCAACCATATTCTTTTAACATTCCAGTTAATGCAAGTAACATACCTTGCTGTGTTCTCAATGGAATTCCTTCGATTTCTTGAATAGAACGAAAGCCTTTGTAAATAGTTCTTTTTAATTCTTCAGGTATATCTGCTGCGTATGGATTCATAATTTAATTGCCAATAATAAAAGTATTGCGATTAATAATACATTAGTGAAAAAGATACCTATTGCTAATATTGTATGATACCAAATCCATCTTGTCTTATATGCGTTTTCAATTGTTAGTTCTTGAGGGTCAACATCGTCCTTCATCATGTCTATGACAAGAGTTTCCTGTTGCTGAACCTCAGGCTTTCTCCAAAACTTTGTTAACCAATCCATTAATAATCTCCTGACTGAAACTTTAGAATATCAATCATATTCTTAATTACGAAGTTCCTGCTATGTATTGTTTTAATTATATCCTCGAGATAGTTTGCGTTGGCAGTATGAAAATCAACAGTAAGACTTAGTTTGATAATATCAGCATCGGCCTGAATATGCTTATCCAAATCATTACGAATTACTTTTCGTTGAAACGGTTTCCAACCTTTCTCTCTTAGTGTTAGTTCATCCATGGATCCATCGTAGTAATTACGTTTGTCCATCTCAAGATCTTTGTATTCTGCTTTAAGCTTTTTCACTCGAAGGACTTCCCTATAATACAAGTTATAATACTTGCTATGCAATTCAGGGATTCTTTTACTTTCGCCGACTAGATTAGTTTCATCTATTGGTGAGTCTTTTGCCCAAAGGCTTGCTATATCATTTGTGTCCATAATTTATTATCTCAAAACTTTTAATTCATATCTATTATAACAAACTTTGAGCTAAATGTCAATAGCCAATATAGTATTTTGTTCTCCTACACCGCGCTGAGCAACTCTATAACCAAGCTCAACATATAACTCTATTGTCTCATTAACAACTTCTGCTGGTGTTAATATGTTGGTCTCAAATTCAATCGTCTGTGGATAGTTTTCTTTTAACCTGTCTTTTAGGAAAGGAATGAATGATTGTAAGATATAAGAATCTCCACCTTCAGTATCTAATTTTAATGTTTTAAGTTGTTCAACATTATGATGCTCAAAGATATCACGTAAAGGTATTACATCAACTTCAATTGTTTCAACGAACTCTTGAAGATTTCTTACTTTGTGTTGATAGTGATAGTCACCCATAGAATTACAACCACGAATCCAATGTGGAATGCCTTGTCTTATAATTGTTTCATGGGGTATATAGTATACTTTATCTCGACCCGGCTTCCCATCAAAAGAAACTGCGCAATTGAGTTTCTCAACATTCTCTTTGTTTGGAAGGCGATCTAAATAATACTGTATTGGTTCAATAGATAAACCAACTGTTTCGTCTCGAGCGTTTTGGATATGTGTTTCAAAATCAGAAGTTCCTACTTCAATAAAATCATAATTCATAATAAAGTTTATCCTATAATTGTTCCATTGTAAAAATATCGTATCTCATTGTGACTGAACAAGTGGCGTAAGAAACGTCTTGAACATTTACATCGAGTTCAACTGATCCTAATCCTGTAGGAAAACAGTCTCTAAATATAAATCTTGTGTTTGGGTTCTTGTGGGAGTTTGTGATGGTTGCGATAATGTCAGATTTAAAACCGTACTTTGATAGCCCCAATTGTTTATTTTGATTAGTAGATGTAGATCCACTAATACCTTCTAACCAATCAAGTATCTCTTTATAGTTATTCATATTCTCATCGATGATAAACGTCATCTCTAAATCAGCATAAGTCAATTTATCGTTGATGTCATATAGTACATTGAGCGGAGTATCTCGCGCAGACGGTGTTGCTGATAAACTTGGGATAGAAAGTTTCTGCACAAAGAACTCAATGTTAGGTATGCGCTGAACATTAACCGTGAAGTTTGTCGGTGATAAGTAGTTGTTAATAATTTCTGCCATCTCAATTCCTATAAATAACTGTATTGGTATATACTATTTATTTATCTGTTTGGAATTAGTTATGGAATTAAACAATCACTTCGATTACGCCGGTATGACACCGGAAGAAATCGGCACAATGTGGCATCAGATCTACAAGCAATATGATTACGATTGGTGGTATGAAATACAACCATCCGACGTAGTTTTAGACATCGGTGCTGGAAACGGTATGTTTGCCAAGAAAGCATTAGAAGCTGGTGCAAGTAAACTTTATATGGTTGAACCTAATCGTAGAATCCTACGAGCAGCTATACACAACTGTTCAGATCATATGATTGACATCCCTCCTTATAGTAGAGTATATCCTATATGCGCAACGATAGGAAAAGATATTGATTCATCGGGCATGTATCAGAATCCATTATATCGAGCAGAATCTGAACCACAAGTTTTAAATCTACAAGAAC